AACAGAAAAAATACGCAAAGAGCGTGAAAGAATTGCTAAACTTTTGGAGAAGGAAAAGAATAACCAAAAGATAATCGCAGAAGCCCAGAAAGGCTTTGACCTAGAGCGCATACAGATTGAGGCTGCACTTAAAGGCAAGATAAATGACGTAGAGGAATACCGCCTAAAGTTACAGCGCGCTATCCTCAATGAGAACGTAGATAATGTAATTAAATACACCGGCTTGCTTAAAGAGGCAGAAGCCCAGGCAGCCGAACTAGCACAACTACTTGCAGACCTACCAGAGATGGCAGAAAACCCATTTACTGATTGGCCTGCCGTTATTGCGCGTATTCAGTATCTATTAAAAGAATTAGATTGGCAGATCCCAATAGACGTACTGTTTGCTGAGAAAGGTCTGAAACTAGACCAGGACAAAATGACCGTTACAAAGTTAGAGCGCATGGATGTTAATGCCAACAATGTTTTTATTAACGGTAACGTATTTGGTGCTAATGGAAATATCAGAACTACACCGTGGGGCGATTATGACATAAATGACCCAAAGGATTCTTTGAGAGTTGCAACTTTGGCTTATGATGATGCGCTGAAAACTGAGTCAGAAGCGTTAATTGCGTTAGCAGAAGCCGAAGCGGATGTGGCTGCGATAGATGCCATGATTGCTGAATTTGATGCTGCTATGGCTGAGTTTGAGGCATCACAAATTCTCTATGGTGTCACGCCAACTACTACGGTTAATGTAACTGTGGAAGGCAGCGTAATCAGCGAATACGATCTTGCACAAACTATTATTAACGAGCAGTATCAGTACCAGCGCAGCGGTGGCAAATTAACTTTTAATCAGGTGGCGATTTAGTGCCAGCACCAGTAATCAAAGCCTCTATTGACTTTAGCAACGGTGTTGCTTTTGTCGGTGAGCCTTTTATTCTGGATTCAGTAACCAACGGCATACTTGACACAAACCAGTTGGGAACGTCAGCCAACGCCAACGTAGATATATCAGATTTAATCTGGCAAATAAATATACGTAGAGGCCGCCAACGCCTTCTATCAGAGTTTGAGGCAGGTACAGCCAACATAACTATTATTGACCAGAATGGCGATTTCAACCCTTCCAACCCCAGCAGCCCATACGCGGGGGATCTTGTTCCTTTGCGCAAGATACAAGTTACTGCTGAGTATAACGGCAGCAGTTATGTCTTATTCACAGGCTTTATTACGGCCTACGATACTAACTTCTCAATTGGATCAGATGAATTTAGCCGCGTTACTTTTAAGTGCGTAGATGCCTTGCGCCTATTTACTACGGCACAAATAACCAGCGTGCCAGCCTCAGGCGTGCAACTATCAGGCGCTAGAGTCAATGCCATATTAGATGAATTGGATTACCCCAGCACGCTGCGTGACGTAGATACTGGAAACTCAACCTTACAGGCAGATCCAGGCACAGCACGTAAAGCCCTGGATGCCCTTGAATTGGTTAAAAAGTCAGAGTTTGGTGAGTTGTTTTTAGATGCAGAAGGCCGCGTAACTTTCCTAAGCCGTCAGACGGTCACAGAGAGCCTTGCAAGCCCTATCTATACCTTTGCAGATGATGGATCTGCCATAGCCTTCCAGCAGGCTACCGTGGCTTTAGATGATAGCCTGGTTGTAAATGACGTAACCGTCACACGCGCAGGCGGCTCAGCCCAGAACGTTTATGATCAGGACTCAATAGACAAATACTTTATACACTCAGGAAACCGTGAAGGTATCCTGGTGCAGACGGATTCCGAAGCCCTAGACATGGCGAATATGCTGCTGAGTACCCGAAGGGAAACAGAAACCCGCATAGATGCCATAGTGCTAAACCTAGAAGATGGTGATGCGGTAACTAGGGTGCAGGCTGGTTTAGCCATAGAACTCATGGACTGCGTAGAGATCACAAAGGTTATGCCTGGCACTACGAGTATTACTCAAACCTTGCTAGTGCAGGGATTGAGCCATGACATTACACATAAAAAATTTACTACCACCGTCTATACCGGCGAAAGCCTCATTGACGGCTTCATACTAGATAGCGCATCACAGGGTATAATCGGTACTGATGCTTTGAGTTACTAAGGAGAAACATGGCAAGCGGCTTTCCATTCAGCACAGGTGACGTACTACTAGCCTCAGAAATGAACGGCTTGGTGGCCTTCACCCTAAACGCACAAAGCGGTACAACCTACACGCTTGCTTCAACTGATCAATATCAGGTTCTAGTAGTTACAAGCAACGCAGCCGCTAAGACTGTAAGCATACCTACGGATGCCACATACGCATTTCCGAACGGCACTTGTATTTCATTCCTTAACACAGGTGCAGGGGATTTAACAATAGATGCAGTCACTCCAGGAACAACAACAATTACCAGCATTGGAGCAGCGCCAGCCGCGCCGTTAGTTGGACAATACAAGAGCGCAGCCGCGATTAAGACCGGCACTAATGCGTGGACTGTGGTAGGCGCAGTTGCTTAATTCAGTTGTAGCATTATTTAATGCCGGTGCTGCACCCGCCGCAGCCGGTGATTATGAAAGCATAGCCACAGTATCGGTTGGTGCTACTAGCGTTTCTAGCATTGAGTTCACTTCAATTCCAGGAACCTTCAAGCACCTTCAACTACGCGCTGCGGTAAAAATGACCGGCAATTATTGGATGACTTGTCAAATTAACGGCGATACCAGCACTAATTATGTTTCTCACGGATTATATGGCAACGGTTCAACTGTAAGTACATTAGCATTACCAACTGGGTCAGATAGCCAAGCATATTTAGCACAACAAGACGGCGCATCAAATCAAGTGATTGTAGCCATTATAGATTTTCTTGATTATGCGAACACTACAACGAACAAAACTGCTAGATGCTTATGGGGTACTGACCGAAATGGTGGCGGTTCAGTCGGATTGAATTCTATGTTTAGACCTTCGGAAACCGGCGCAATTACTTCTATTAAATTATTACATACAGGTGGCGGTACTTCGTTTAACCAATACTCACACTTCGCCCTATACGGCATAAAAGGAGTTGCATAATGGCTACGACTTATGAACCGATAGCAACGACTAATGGAACTGGTTCAAGTGGCACAATTACATTTTCCTCGATACCTGGAATCTATACAGACATTATTATTATGGGAACTTCCAAAGGGTCTTTTAATGACGAAAATATAAACATAAGATTTAATTCGGATACGGCTTCCAATTATTCTTGGACTTTAATAGATGGTAATGGCAGCAGCGCAACCTCCAGCAGGGGTAGTAGTCAAACATATATTAGAGGCGGAGTTAGCGGAACAAGCAACTCTGCCAATATCTTTCAAATAAATAATTACGCAAATACTACTACATACAAAACTTCTGTCAGTAGAGCAAATAATACCGGCGCAAGAACAAGGGCAATAGTAGGTTTATGGCGCAGCACTTCTGCGATAAATTCCGTCAGTTTAATCAATGACTCTGGTAATTTTTCAACAGAAACAACCTTCACTCTTTACGGAATAGCGAGCGCATAATGGCAGCAACTTATGAAGCAATCGCCACCGTTGAGGTGGGAAGCGGTGGGGCTGCGAGTATTGACTTTACTTCAATCGCTGCGGATTGGACGGATTTGGCTATTAAAATGTCTTTAAGGGGCACCAATAACGACCCTTATATTAACCTGCTTACGCGATTTAATGCAGCAACTACAGGATATACAACAATAAGATTGTATGGATACTCAGGTGCAGGGGCTGGAACTGGCTGCGATGGCAACACAGGATTGAGTTATCTTTATGGCGGTGCTGCATCTGCAAATAGCGCAACTGCTAACACTTTTGGCAGTATCGAATTCTATATTCCAAATTATGCTGGTTCTAATCAAAAATCATATTCGCAAGATGTTGTTGGCGAAAACAATAGCGGGATTGCATTACAGCAATTAATTGCAGGTATTTGGACAGGCACTTCAGCCATAACCCAAATAACTTTTTACAACGAATACGGCAATTTCGCCCAATACTCAACCGCCACACTTTACGGAATCAAGAACAGTTAGGAAAGGAAACAATGCCAACTAAACTAGTAGTGGATTGCTCCACCGGAGTCACCACAGAGGTAGAACTTACAGCCGAAGAAATCGCACAGCGCGAGGCAGATGCGGCAGCGTTCGTTGAGGCTAAGGCTAAAGAAGAAGCCGAAGCAGAGGCGAAGGCTGAGGCTAGGGCTGCTATTTTGGAGCGGTTAGGCTTAACCGAAGATGAAGCAAAGGTGCTGCTTGGCTAAGTTGTGTAAAGCGGGGCAGCAACTCAGAGAGCAGATAGATGATGCGTGGCCCGATAGAAATAGAAGCGCGCCTGAGGGGTGGATTGCAGACTCACGCCATGCTGCTCGCCGTAGTGACCATAACCCTGATCCTAAGTCGCAAATTGTACGCGCCATTGACGTTAATGCCGATTTACGATCCAACCCAGCCGAAATACATGACCTTGCTGATCAACTACGACTACTTGCCAGATCTGATAAACGAATATCTTACATAATCTTTGACGGCAGGATTGCTAGTTGGCGAAAGAATTACAAGTGGAGAACGTACAAAGGTGCATCACCGCACCGGACTCACGTACATATAAGTTTTACTGCTCAGGGCGATCATGACGGCAGTATGTTTCGTATTCCCCTACTGACAGGAGAACCCATAAATGGAACAAGCAAAAAGACTCGCAGCAAGTTGGGCAAGATCCTTTCTGGCAGCGTGCCTAGCAACTTACCTATCGGTGGGTTGGGATCAGAAAGCGATACTAGCAAGCGGTGTTGCTGCCGTTGCACCTGTGATAATTCGGTGGCTAAACCCTAAGGATGCCATTGGCGGTGTTCGGCGTTGAGTCCGGCTGAGTGGGCTGCCTTTGTGGCAGCCATACTTTCTTGCTGCGCTTTAATTGTCGGTGGTCTTAGGTACATTATTCGCCACGAAGTTCCATCTATTTTAGAAGGATCTAATATCGTGTCGCGCATAGAGAAGTTAGAAACTATGGTTCTAGAATTGCTTACCAATGAGCGCAAGAAAACCAACAAAAGCAGAGCGCGCCGCTAAGCGCAGGGCGAAAGAGCGCGCTGCTGCGCGCAATAAAAACGAGCCTTTACGACCCATTGACTTCTGGGCTGCCGAAATTGTTGAGTGCTATGAAGCATTGGTGCGCGCTGGCTATGGCGAAGATAAAGCCCGCTGGTTCATAGAAGAAAAAATGCGGCTGCCTGATTGGCTTATTGGCAATCCTGATCACACTCCGTATGAAGATGATGAAGATGAGGATGAATGAAACGCATAGTTGTCATATCGGATCTTCAAGTACCTTTTCATGACACAAAAGCCACCAAAAACCTTGCCGCCTTCATACGAAAATGGCGGCCTGATGACGTTTTATGCGTTGGTGATGAATTGGATTTCCAGACCATCTCACGTTTCAGTTCTGGGCGTGATGAATGGTCAGGCACAATTGGGCGCGATAGAGATGCTTGCCAAAGCGTTCTCTACCAATTACAAGTTAGCCACGTGGTCAGAAGCAACCACACAGACAGACTCTATAACTCCCTAGCAAAGCGCCTGCCTGGCTTGATTGGCCTACCCGAGTTGGAGTATGAAAACTTCATGGGCTTCAAGAATCTAGGCATTAAGTTTCACCGTAAGCCCTATGAGATTAGCCATGATTGGATTATGGTGCATGGGGATGAGCAAGCCATCAACCACAATGCCGGTTTAACGGCCTTAGGAGCCGCTAGAAGGCATGGAAAGAGCGTGGTATGTGGTCATACCCACCGGCTAGGGGTTTCGGCCTTCTCAGAGGCTTCTGGGGGCGTTTTAGGGCGTGTTCTGCGTGGCCTTGAAGTGGGGCATTTAATGGATGAAACCCAGGCATATTACACGCGTGGCTCGTTTAACTGGCAGAAGGGCTTTGGCCTGCTCTACGTAGATCGTAAAGGCGTTACGCCTGTGGCAGTACCCATAGACAAGCAAGGCAGTTTCGTAGTTGAAGGCAAGCGTTATGGATGAAACGAAGCCTGACCTGCACCGAACGGTAGATGATCACCTAGATTTATTTGAGGACACGCCGCTTTAGGTTTGACAATAGCCATTTAATACCCTGTAATTGGTAATTGAAATACCAATTGAAAGGGGTATTAGGGCAGATGATACGGTTTGACCGTAAAACCTTATGCTGGACAGATGGCAAGCATTACGTTCATGCTAAGGAAATCAGACAATACGCAATAGAAAACTGCGGCGTTAAGGCGCGCCGTGGGAAACTATCACGCGAGGTTATAGGCACATATTTCTTGGATGTGTTTCGCGTAAATGATGAGGTGGCCTAATGAGTCGCTACCAATTAGAAGTTATCTTATGGTGTGGCTTGGTCAGCCTTGTCCTCACTACCTGGTTTATTAACTTAAAAAACAATCACTACAAAAGGGGCTATCGGGATGGGTACAACAGAGGCAAAATCGTGGCGAGCGAAAGATATATTGACTGATGCGGGTGATACGATCTCAGACAGAGGGCAAACGCATGGTCATTACGACCTCACAATGTTACGAACCGCAAAACTATGGACAGACTTCCTTGAACGAGAGATTGACCCAATGGACGTTGCAATCTGTATGGCGCTGGTCAAACTCGCGAGAATCATGGAATCTAGAGGCAGTCACCATGATAATTTTTTGGATGCCTGCGCCTATATGGCAATCAGCGGCGAACTCGCGGTCAAAGATTGGAACGATCTGGATGCTTTCTAGATCGCCACGCGGTCAATGGTGCGACACATGCAAGGCCAGATGGGGAACTGACAATTGGCGAGGACAAACACAAGCCGTTTGGCAGATAACCAGCAAACGATTTAACAAATTAGTTGTACGCCATTATTGCCAGCCTTGCGCCAATGATGCCCAAACCTGGCATGACGGAACATGGTGGAGTTTTAAGGAACAACTTGACTACGCGAAAGGGCACAGGCCACTAGATGTTTAATTTACAAGATTATGAAGATGTAGATACGAGGATACACAAATTTTATGAAACCTACGCAGACGGTTCTATACATACAGAACTCATTGAGAACAACGAAGAAAAAGGAATCGTGGTCTTTAAGGCTACGGCGTACCGTACCTATGCAGATACTATGGCTGCCGCTATTGGCTATGCGCGCGGCGCTCGCAAAGATCGCGGTGTGGATCGCGATTTTTGGTTTGAGAATTGCGAAACGTCTGCAATTGGCAGATGCCTGGCTAATCTCGGATTATCTACTAGAGGAAAGCGAGCAAGCAGCCTTGAAATGGCTAAGGTTGCGGACTCTAAAACAAATGGTAACCAACCGATACGCGTACGCACCAAAGAGCAGAAGGAGTTTCTAAGTGAACGCAATCCAGAAGCCGAAATTGTTTGGGATACAAGCATTGAACCACCGGCTGACCTTGAACCCGCTTTTGAGAACGCAACTGATCTGGTTACTTCGGTTTTATCTGCCGAACCTATCCCTGCGTGCAAGCATGGCCTTCGCACGCTTCGTGAAGGTACTGGTGCTAAGGGTGCTTATCGTGGTTGGACTTGTCCTATTCCTATGAAGCGCAAAGCCGAACAATGTAAAAGTATCTGGATGATCCTAGACCCTAGCGGTAAATGGGTTTATAGGCCAGAAGATGAAGCGTTGGTGAGCGCATGAGAACCGG